TGCATGTTCGTGCGACGGTCTCTGTTCTTGGGGCAAGGTCTGGCGAGCTGACATGGGTTCGCGGGTCGCATGTTCCGGGGATGTTGCAAGCGGGCTGGCTGCAACTCGTTTAACAAATAGCAAAAAAGGTTGCGACGGGGGGGTTATGAAACTGAGCGCATGGGACATGTTTGTGAACGGGTTGTGGAACTGGAAACGGTGGACATACCCGGCGACACCTAAGCTTCCCGCTAAGCCTTGGCATCGCGATGGGGATGTGTTTGTGACCGCGTTGCCTAAAACGCTTCACCCTGCATCGGATCTGGCGATCGAACATTTGTTGCAGACAGATAGGACCGCGGCGGGTATCACGGTGTTTACCGGGAGTACCGTGCCGACTAGCAACGGTCTTGTTAACGGTTACCCGCTGAATCTGGTCGCTGCGACAGATGCACGCTTCTGGGTGTCGCATGAGTTTGGTGCAGCGAAGATTTGGATTAGCACCGGGTGGTCTTCGCCGTACGGGAAAACGGTCCGGTACAACCCTCGGATGATGATTCAAGGCAACCCGATGCAGGATTACTCGGATCATAAACTTCATATTTTTGACGCGACGGCTTTGACAATCACGGAATGCGGCGAGTTTTATGATCGTGGTAACAACTGTTTGCAGGCACGCAAAGTGACGCAGCATTCGCTTCTTGATGATTCGTCTGCTGCGGTTGGTTGTTCTGTCGCGGGTGTTTCGCTCGCTGAGCACACATTACGCTACGACGACCTTGTAGTGCGAGGGTGGGTGCAGAGGGCGAGTATGGGTGTCGCGGCTGCGTCACCGGAGTATGTGTGGCCTGCTACAAACTCTGATGGTAGTTCTGCTGCTTTGGATGCCCCGCCGATGGGTTCAATTCTGAGACTTAAAGAGTCTGCACGGACACGGATGACCGTGCAGGGGTTTGGCCGGGGATCGAATCCTCAAGCAAATTCTGTTATGGACTGCTACAGCGGACCGGGCATTATGATTGTTGATTCAGGGTCGCGAAACTCGACAATGTTGGAACCTGATAACCGGTGGGATCAAACAGATTTGGGTGCGCTAAAAAAGTTGACAATCAAAGACTTTGATCTCTGGGTTATGTGACTTCCATGCCTATCCGCCGTTGTTCATCTGCTCTGCTGCCAGTGTCAACAGGGCGCCTGACGAACTGAACTTCACTTCGCTTAACGCGTAGTCGCCTGCTATGCACGCTATGGCACCGTCGTACGCTTCTTCAAGCCCTTGGGTGACGGTTTCTAACGGAACGTCAGAATAGGAGTTTAACGCGACTCTGATTTGGTCTGCGAGAGTTGTGCAAGCGGCACGGATAATGGTTGTGTTTTCGCTCTCCATCGCTAAACCAGCGACAGTTGATGTCTCTGACAGTGCGGTCATGTCGTCATCGAACGCCGGGTTTTGTGCGACAAACTCTTTCATATTTGACGCGGTCGGTGTGTCTTCAGCCACGATTATCGACACGCAAACCGTGGCCGCTAACAAAACCATTGCAACCACAAACATTTTTTTCATACCGTTCTCCTCCGCTAGTTGTGTCTTACCAGCATGACAGAAGGTGTGGACTCAAAAGTTGCCCCGAGGTCGTCTAAAGGAAAGGAAAGGGGCAACGACCCCGAGGGCTGGTTCAACAACCGGTATGAGGGTTGGAACGTTCCCACACAATAGACTGTTTAACAGAGTCGAACAACAAACCCGCACTAACCCTACGACCCCACTGTAACCAACCACAAGCCCCCAAAACGCCGCGCATCGCACAAAGCGGACATAACCCCCACAAAGACGCCCAGAACCCCACCAGCGGCCACACAGACAACCTGGAAGCAAAACACGGCCAAGACGAACACCAGCGGAACACAAATTACTTCACGTTACCTGCCGGATACCCTTAGCAACACTCATCAAAGCAGTCGCCCGAGTCTGCACAGCCCGAATATGCCGATCAATAGACTTCTCACGAGCCTCAAAAATTTTGTACAACCGATACAAATCATCACCGATAGCAGAACCGGGATCAGACGGATCAACACGCGCACACTTCGCACGAGCCTCACGAATATCAGCCGCCTCCTTATCACCCCGATCAGCAATAGCGACAAGAACCCTATCCCGATGACCCTTCCAATCAGCCTCCGCAACCGCAGCCTGCTCAGCAGCATCATAATGCTGCTCAACAAGACCCGACAACTCATCATCAACCTGCATAATACGACGCTCAACCTCACCCAACGACGGAAGATCAACCGGAACCGGAACAGAAACAGAACGCGCACGCCTATCAACATGCCTAGCCGGACGTGCAGTACGAGGATCATAAAATTCGCTCATACAACCAGCATACAGAAACAAACAGACACCAAAAAACCGTAAAACCACCCCCAAAAACCCCAAAACCATGCTAAAATTACACTCCAACAATCAAAACACCCAACCAAAACACAAAAACAACCCCAACCCAACAAAACCCAAAAACCGGCCCCCACAAAACCCCAACCCACAACAACACACCACACACACCACCCAAAAGACAAAACCCCAACCAACAACCAACAACCAAGAAACAAAACAACATGCACAACCCCCCACAACCCCAACAAACAACACAAAACACAGGAGGAAGACCAACCAAATTCACAACCGAACGCTGCAACAAAATCATCAACGCACTCCAAGCAGGCAACTACAGAGAAGTCGCATGCAGACACGCAGGCATCAGCAACCAAACACTACGCAACTGGATCAAACAATCCCAAAACCCAACAGCCCCACCCGAGTATTTGCTGTTCGTGGAGGCTATGGAAAAAGCTGAGGCTGATGCTGAGGTGGCTGATATTGCGCTTATTCGGGGGGCTGCGGGTGGTGGGCAGTGGCAGGCGGCTGCTTGGATTAGGGAGCGGAAGAATCCTGAGAGGTGGGGTCGGCGTGATGCTTCTAAGGTTGAGGTGTCTGGTGTTGGGGGTGGGCCGGTGGATTTGAGGGTTGCTTTGGGGGTGGATTCTTCGTCGATTGTGGGGTTGGCGTTGTTGTTGGAGGGTCGTAGGGGTGTTGGGGGTGGTTTGGTGGAGTTGGAGTAGGGTTTGTTGTTTGGTTTTGGGGTGTTTTGGGGTGGTTTTGGGGTGGTTGGTTTTGGAAACCTGTGTGGTTGTTGGGGGAAGTGGGTGTTGGTCATGGGCGGGTAAGCGTCTTTTGGGGTTTCTTGTTTGTTATTGTATTGGTTGGTGTGGACGGGTTTGTGGGTTTGGGGGGTATTCTGGTGTGATGAGTGGGAGCGCTGAGGATCTAGATCGTTTGGTGGAGTTTGCGGGCGATGGCCCGTGGGCGGGGGCTGGTGTTGTGATTGTGTTGGGGTCTCAACCTGACGCAAATGCTCCGCATGGCATAAACGACGAGGATGAGATGTTATGAGTCGCACGACTTCGGAGTTGCGTCGACTGTGGTCTCCGCCTTGTGTGGGGCCGTTTGCTAGGGTTCCGTTGAATGGTGGTTCTTTTATCACGGTTCGGGCTTCTACTGTTGAGGCTTGGCTTGCTTTGAACGAGGTGTTGGTTAGGTGGGCGTATGAGGCAACTCCGCCTGATGTGGGCGCGTATAATTGTCGGACAATCACGGGTGGGACGGGTTATTCGTTGCATGCTTATGGTATTGCTGCGGATATTAATTGGGGGGCGAATCCGTATGGGCCGACGCTGGTGACTGATATGCCGTCGGGTATGATTGACGATATCAAAGCGATTCGTACTAATAGTGGTGCCGGGGTGTTTCGTTGGGGTGGCGACTTCTCGGGTAATAAAGACGCGATGCATTTTGAGATTGTTGCTTCTCCTGCCGAGATCGCGTCAGGGATTGCTAACCCTCAACCTAACCCTCAACCTCAACCCAACCCTAACCCTCAACCTCAGGGTGAGGGTGTTGATCTGGTTGCGTTAAGCAAGGCGATCATGGCAGCTAAAACTCGGATCTATAAGCTGGGTATGAGGAACGCTGAGGTCAAATTTATTCAGGCGGGGATTAACAACATCTCGAATCGTGGTCTGGTCGTGGATGGCAACTTTGGTCGGGCCACGGATCAGGCTGTCAGAGATTTGCAGAAGTGGTTTAAGATCAGGTCGGATGGGATTGTCGGGCCGAGGACTTGGAACCTTTTGTATCCGAACTAGTTGATCTTCGCCGGGAAGCGTTGCAGGTTATTCCTCTTGCTTCAGTGGCTGTCATTCGGTGTCGAAGAGTTGTGGGGGCTGCTGTTCGGGTTCTGGCAGGGTGCAGTGTGGGGATGCCCAGAGGCGTTCCCGGTTCTGCTGGTTGGTGGTTGACTGCGAGGTTCTTTCTTTTTGGAATGAAATAATGAGTTCGCTATCTGCTCGAATAGTTGCGGTTGAACCTGTGCGCAAATTTTTCGTCAGCACAGGACGAACCGATTCGACGCGTAAACCCAATCCGGTTAAGCAGTTGAGGTGCCACGCTGTGACATCTTGCCAACGCCCGCCACGAATATGATCCTTGATGTTCAGCACGAAAAGTCCAGCGGGTTTCAGAACGCGTACGCTTTCGACCCAAGCGGCAGAATGAAACTTTTTGTAGTCCGACCCCCACTGCATCCCACCCGAGTTTGTTGCGGCCAACTGCCGCCCAATATCAAAAGTGTAGCTACGCCGCCGGTCAGGATCAGATGCGTTGTGTTTATCCGCGAAACGATTGCCGTAAGTTGGGCTGGTAACAATCGCGTCAAAAGTGTTGTCGGGGTGAGGCAGTTGTAACGCGTCAGCGATAACCGTCCCGAAGTGGAGTTGCGCCCATTCGGGTTCGATTTCAACGCCAACAGTTTTGTGCCCATGCTCTGCGAGCATGTGGACCCGCCCGGTCCCCGCGAACGGGTCGAGTATCAGTTTTGTTTCGCCGAGGATGTCTACAAAATGGGGGAAAAGCTCTTTGCTGAAACGTGCCGGGTGTGAGATCCCTCCACCCAGATCGGGTTTGCTTGGCCGCCACGGCTTTTTGGGTTCACCCATCTTTTTGCTCCTTTGGTGGTTGGTGGTTGTCGCATCGTGCGTTGATATTCCAAGTCATATTCCTGCATTGTTGGCATGGCACAGGATGCTCACGCGGCTGTTCACTCATCATTGTTCTGTTCCTTTG